AGTCGGCACAGAACAGCTCGGGCTCCAGGCCGGCCGTGAGGAGCATCGAGAAGTAGCGGCGCAGCAGGCCTGCCGTCTCGGGGGAGAGCCATGAGGCCGGCACCACCGCGATCGGGACGTTGTCCGGGCCGTAGAGCGTGGCGTGCGTCATGCCGGGATCCCGCCAGTCCCGAGGAACGGGTCGCGCTTGCCGGGCTTCAGGCGCGTGCGCGTGGCGTAGGGCGTGGCATCGTCCGTATTGTGCGACGCGCGATCGGCCAGCCGCAGCCCGCGCGACCCGAGTTCACGCTGGAGCTGGGTCTTGGTTTCGACCCAGACCGGATGGTCGTCTAGGTTGTGCATCCAGCGGGGGCCGCCGGTGAGTACGTCGTCGTGCATGGCAGCGGCGGCGAGGAAGACGCGGTCCGAGGGGGCCTGGCAGGCAGGGCACGGCGCGACCCGCTGATCCCACGCCTGCACGGCCTCGAAGACGTGCCCGCAGTCCCGACACCGATAATCGTGCAAGATGGCCATCTAGGTGCCTCCGCCACCGTCCTGGAGCCCGCCAACGGGCGACCGGTTGTCTGCGCCCGCCATGCGCAGTCGCTGTCGATCGACGACGGGCGCGGCTTCAATCTCTCCCTCAGGAGGCGCGCCTGGCGCAGGGGCAGGGGCAGGCGTAGAACTCGTCTCCGGCTGCAGACTCTCAGCTGGCAGGCCAGCCGCTGCAAGGAGTGCGAGCACATTCGGGTACTGCGGCATGCCCGGCGCCAGATCATCACCCTTGACGGACGCCGAGACACGCGGGCCGTCCTTGGGCGGAGGCGGCGGATCGACCACGAGCCGATCCGGATCCCCGCCGAAGACCTCGACCGTCTGCCGGGCGAGTTCCTTGTGGTTGATGTACGGGTCGTTGCGCAGGAGATTGTAGCGGTTCAGCGCCAAGTCCCGCTCCGCACTGACATCCTGCCGCTGCGATGAATCGACCACGACCGTGTAGAGGAACTCGCCCCGGATGGTGTCGCGGTCCCAGGCCTCCAGACGCTTGGCGCCTGTCTCGCCCACGACCTCAACGTAGTCCTCGCGGTCGGCATAGAGCTGCGTCAGCCGCCCGATCGTCTCCATGATGGAGAGCCAGTAGCCCAGCACGATCTCTTGCTCGCCCGATAGGCGCGTCGCCGTGGCCTTCTCGATGGCGGCAATCTCGGTCGCCGTCGTGCCCGCCGTCTCCCGTGTCGCCGACTGGTTGGCGCCAAGCCCCCATTGCCGATTCACGTCGTTCATCATGTGATCGGCGATGGCGAAGTTCTCGCGCGGGTACTGCGGGCGGGCGACCTCGGCGGCCAGCTGGTTCGGATCGCGCCCTGCTGGATGAGCATCTTGACCCTTGCGTCGGCGATGCGCTCCAGGTTGATGGCGCGCAGCGGGACGGACTTCCGCCGATGGATGACCATCTGGGTCCGGAACTCGCTCAGCTCGTCGGCCTGGCGCCGCGAGATGGTGCAGTCCGACGGCGGGTAATGCGCGTCCGACACGTAGCGCAGGGTCAGCACCTTGATCGGGAGCTGGTCGATGCCTTGAACGAAGCGGCCCCGCCCGTCGAAGACCTGATCGCGGCTATCCTCGTGGACCGCCGGCTCGTCGATGCCCTTGATGAACACGAGCCGACGAATGCGCCGAGGGTGCGCGACGTCGGCATCGACACGGGCCGCGTAGTAGAACAGCTCCACGCAGCGGAGCTGATCCGTGCGCCGGCCGCGATCCGCGAGCGGCACGAGACGCGTCTCGTTGGCTTCGTCGAGGCCCTCGGACGTCTTGGCGTCGGCGGGAATGCGCCAGCCGCGCCGCTTGGCCTCGTGGACCGGAATCGAGAACTCGTGGCCGAGCCAGTCGCAATCGCGCGCGTAGTGCTTGCCTCCGAACTCGACCGGGATGAGCAAGTCGCCCGGCGAGATGCGCGAGGCGTAGTACCGCTCGTCGACGACGTTCCGGACGCGGCCCATGACCGGGCGCATGGGGGTGGGAGCTGAGAGGCCGAAGATGCCGCCCGGCGCGGGCAGCGCCTCGGCGGCGGCCGGGTCGGGCTCCTCACCGATCTGCACTTCGATCTCGCCGTCCGTCGTGCGCTCGTACCCGACCTTGCACGCGGAGATGCCTGCCGGGCAGAGCTGGTCGAATAGCAGCTGATCCATGAGCGTCTTGCTGTCGATGCCCTTCTCGCCAGCCTCGTGCTTGAGCACTTCCTCGAAGATGCGGACGGCGGTGCGGAGATCCCGAGATTCGGGAGCCGGCCCGCCGAACGGTGGAGACTGGGCAGGCGCCGGGGCCTGCTCGGCGTCGCGGCGCGTGCGGGGCGTGGCCGTGAGCTTCAGGGTCGGGACGCGGAAGAACAGCTGATGCCGCTTCTGCTCCGTCTTCTCGAAGTCGATGTTGACCCGTATGGCTTCTGGTCGCGGAGACACGACCTCGTCGGTATAGGCGCGGATGTTGGGCCGCCACTTGTGCTCGATGAGCGGCTGGCGCACGTCGCGCGCCCAGTCGATCTGCTCGTCCCACCACTGGAACGAGCCGAGCCCGTCGCGGGGAAGCGGAATCGGGCGGGCAGAACGAGCAGCAGACTGAGGAGGAGCGGCAGGTGCGCGGGGCGTGTCCGATGTCTCAGGCAGGGACGGCATGGGCTCGGCCATGGGAGGAGCCTAGCACACAGGAGGGCTCAGCGGAAGAAGGGCGTCGTGATCATCGGCCCTCGACAGCAGCGACGTGCGCTGCGACCGCGTCGAGCACGGCAGGAGTGATCGGCATCTGCCCGTCCGTGGCGCGGCACACTTCGAGATGCGTCAGACGGCAATGGCAGGTCGCGCACGCCCACACGGCGCGCAGCGGATCCTGCGTCCACTCGTGCTTGTGCATCAGGCGCTCCACGAAGGGTACGAACAGGCCCGCACACAAGAAGGCCCGTCTGGTCATCGGCCGAGCCTAGCACACCGGAAGGCTCAGCGGAAAGTCTGCGTGCGGCGCGCAGACGCGTCTTGAATGTCGCGGAGCATCGCGCCGGCCGTGCCGGGCTTCGGATCGCGGAGCCCGCGCAACACGGGAGCCGGGCGAGACATGGCGCCGTAGCGGAGCGCGGAGAGGGGATGGTCCTCCTCGAACTCGGCCACGTCCTCCGGGTTCGTCCTGTCGCTGATGGCCGCCGAGAGGGCCCGGATGGTGTACTTGCAGCTCGGATCCAGCGTGAGCCACGGGAGCCCGTCAGGACGCATGGCGAACAGCTCGCGCACGCGCGTGAAGCCCTGCACGCGGTCGTGATTGGCCGGGAGCACGTGGACGCCGTGCTTGCCGAACAGATCGGCGCGCGTTTCGCCGCGATCGAGATCGGAGGCCCGGTAGCCCATCGAGTACTTGTCGGCCACCGTGTAGCGGACGCGCGTGATGCCCAGCGCGCGCGTGATCTGGTGGACGTTGTGGCAGATATCCGGAATGGTCATGTAGCGATGGACGAACTCGCGCGCGATGTGCAGACGGCCGTCCCCCAGGACGCGCCACCAGAGCATGACGCCCCGATGGACGAAGCCGTAGTCGTAGGAGCGGAACCACGCGTCGGAGTACAGACGGCCCATGGGGGTCAGAGCTGCAGCGCCTTGACGTGGAGGCGCGAATCGAACTCGACGAAGAACTGCCCGGCGATCACGCTCCAATCGTTGTAGCGCAATTGCTTGTAGCGCCACGGGGGCAGGAGCGCGAGATCGCGCTCGTAGGACTCGGGGAGATACGGGTTGTCTTCGAGGTTGCCCGGGATGTAGCCCCACTCCTGGGGCCGGTAGAGGGGGATGCCCTCGTCGTCCAGCTCGGTGAGCTGCGGGAAGTCGTCGGTGTCGGGCGCGTGGTCGATGAAGAAGTCGCGCAGCATGGCACTGGCCGGGCCGCCGGGATTGGAGAGCACCCAGAAGACGGCGCCGCCGCGCGGCACGGGCGTGCCAGCCGGGAGCGTGTAGACGGCGCGGCCCAGCGCCTCGACGCCAGGCTTGGTCGAGCGCGCGCGGGTCGAGAGTTCGAGCAGGTCCATGGGGCGAAAGGTCGAGCCCTCGTCGGCCACGATCGCGTCCCGCTCGCGGGAGAGATACTTCTGCACGTCGTCGGGGTCTTCCATGTGCCCGCCCTCGATGACGGACGTGCCCGACGGGTGGTGAATCTTGAACTCGCGATCGGTTTTCGAGAAGGTGCAGGGCACGCCCAGCGCGCGGAGCCGGTCCTTCTCGCTCTCCATGAGCCGCAGATGGTGCTTCTCCAGCTCGCCCCAGGTCTTGCGCAGGATGAGCGCCTCGTAGCCGGGGATCTGCAAGGCGCGCCGGTAGAGCCCGAAGCGCGCCATGTGGGATTTGCTCGCGCCGGCCGCGCCGCCACCGAGCAGCATGGGGGTTGGGGAGAGTTCGAAGTCGACTTGCTTGGGGAGTGGGACGTAGAAGAACACGACCTTCCGGTCGGCCGGGTTCTTGGGCGCGTTCCAGAAGTAGATGGCGTGCTCGGCCTGCTTCGCGCGGCAGGCCAGCGTCTCACACCAGTAGATGCCCTCGATCTTGATGAATCCCGACCCACACCAACAGCAGACGGCCTTCACGCGCGCCTCGGCCCACGCGTGTCCTTGGCCAGCTCCTCGGCGTGGGCTGGAGAGAGGGGGACGTGGACGTTGACCTCGTCGGTCAGGGGAGCCTCATCAGGGAGAGGCCCAGGCAGAGGCCCTCCAGGCGGCGGTGCGGTGCGGAAGATGCGGTTGCCGACAAGGTCGCGCTCGCCGAACCAGTGCCATCGGACGATCTGCGGCGCCTGCCCAGGGGTCACGTGGCGGCGCTCGACGATGGTCGGGACGGGCGCAGTCAGGCCGACGACGCGGACGTGGGTGTCGTCGAGCAGCAGGACGGCCTCGCGGTGGGAGGTGGGGCGGCGCATGGGCGGATGGTAGCATGCGGGCGCCGCAGAGGGGAAGGTGTAGGCCGAGGCCCAGGCAGAGGCCCAGGCGAGGGCCTAGGCCGCGCCGTCTCCGGTGTCGGGGTCCGCGTCGATGGGCGGGGCCGAGGGGAGGGTGAGGGCCTTGGCCTCGGCGATCTGCGCCTGCGTCGGGATCGGGCAGGCGGGGGCGCCGGGCATGCCGATGTTGATCTGAAAGGCGGCGGCCGGGCCGGTGTCGCGTTTGCGCTCCAGCACGCCCAGGCGGTCGTGAATCTCCAGGATCTGCTCGACGTTGGCCGTGTCGGTGGCGCGGCGGGCAAGGTCGAGGGCCTGGGCCGCGTAGTGGGCCTTGGCCAGGGCCGTGGTCGGGGCCAGGGCCTTGAGCACCTCCTGAATGGTCGAGCGGTTGCGGCCCGTCTTGGCGGCGATGCGCCGCTGGGAGAGGCCCTCGACCGAGGCCAGGTGCAGAATCTCGGCGCGCTCGTCGTCGGTCAGCGGCTTGGCCATCAGGATAGGGGCCTAGGCAGAGGGAGAGGCCGAGGCCTGGGCGTGGCCAGCTCCCAGTTCCGTAAGGTCGCGCGTGTCGAGCGACTGGTCGAGGGTGCGGAGCGCCTCCCGCAGCATGCGCAGGTGCGCGATCAGCCACGCCTCGGGGTCGAGCCCGTCCTGGGGCATGCCCGCAGAGAGGGCCAGGCGCGTGTTGCAGCCCTGGGGGCAGTCGGGCCGAGGCGCGGGGCGGATGGCGTAGACGCGGGCACCGCAGCGGGGGCAGACGTAGGTGCAGACGGCGTGCCGGAACGTGTCGAGATCGGCGCGGGCGGCGGCGATGGTGACGCGGTAGGCCTCGCGCGGGATGTCCATGAGCCTGACCTCCTTGGCGGGCCTAGTATAGGGCCTGGGCAGAGGCCAAGGCAAGGGGGCGGGGCGTCTCCATGGGCCTGGGCCTAGGCCCAGGCAGAGGCCCACGGGGAGGGCGGCTACAGCATGTAGCTTCCCACACGGGCATGTGCCGTGCGAGCACCCACCCGCCCCCTGCGGGGCTGGGACCCTCACTCCGATCGATGCGCGGGGGCGAATCAGCATGGATGGGTGCGCGCGTCGGTGGGATCGGGGAACCGGCTGGGCCTGGGCCTGGGCCTGGGCCTGGGCCTGGGCCTGGGCCTGGGCCTGGGCCTGGGCCCAGGGAGACAGGCGGGCTATAGCGTGTGCATCGGGCAGAGCGCAGGGCCTACGCGTCTCCCCCATGCCAGCAGGCAGGCTACAGCGTGTGCCCCAGGCTACAGCGTGTGCATCGAGCCGACGAGCGGCCGGGGTGTGGGACGGCGGGCAGGGGCCGGTGTGCAGGTGGGCGGGACGAGACGAGTACTTAGAGCAGCTGGGCTGGCTGGTTGGTTCGGTGGAAGGAACGGTGTAGCAGTGGGCCTAGCAGTGGGCCTAGGCCTAGGCATGGGCCTAGGCCTAGGCATGGGCCTTTCCCTCTCTATGGGCCGAGTGTCAGCCCAGTGTCAGCATGGTTCGTCTCCGTTCGCCCAGCCAGCGATCCCTCTCGCCCACTGCGCGGCATTGAAGGACGACGCGTCGTCTGCGAGGACACGTCGCAGTTCGCCGTTGGCCATCATGATCCCGTCACGCTCGCGTGGCGTCGCGCTGGCCAGCGCGCGGCCGAATGCCCGCTCTAATTCCCGGTAGTGCCGAGCGTAGAACAAGTGATAGCCCACGAGGTGTCTCCTAGGTGTCTCCGTTCGTTGCGTGAATCTCAGGATCCAGATCGCGGTCCCAGTCCTCGCGTTCGTCGGCGGTGGGGATCGGGGGACCGGCTGGCGCCTGCGTGGGCCTGGGCCTGGGCCTGGGCCTCGGCGATCCCAGTCTGGGTCCCTGCTGCTGCGCCTGCTGCTGGGTCACCCGCGCAGTCGGCCGCGCAGGCATGATCGGCATCATCAACCCAGCGAGCCGCGCGTTTTCGAGCGCGCCGGCCGCGAGAAAGCGCACGCGGAGCGCGTCGGTGTAGTCG